GAGATTTTGAATAAAAAAGTTTTCCACAAGTTGGCATATTGACAAATAAGAAAAAATCGCTCATGCTAAAATCATGTAAAAAAATAGAAATTATTATCCGGTGTAAAGAGTGCAATCAGATTTTATACAAGAAGCGACACGTGGATGATAAAGAAGAGGAAATTAAATGTCCGAAATGCGGCCGGTTGATGGTATTGCCGCCACACGATCTTAAAATTTCAATACGAGTATAGGGTATAGAATACGTTCAAGAGCCCTGCGATACGTCGCGAAATCTCTTTCGATATTTTTTTGTCGGAAGTGATTTTTTGATGTTTGCAGGGCTTTTTGTTTTTCCGGGGCTTTAGCCCAACTATTCGCGGTGTACTCAATTTACTGCAACGGGGTAGTCCCCCGGAAGAACAAAAACTATGGGATATGGGTCTCTCGATAATACAAAGTTTGGTTTAGTGGCGTTTGTAGCAATACTTCTATTTCTAGGTTGTGGAGTTTTATTATACGAAATAATTAAATCTGTTTTATTCTAATGAATATTTCTACTTTGAAAGATGATGAAAAAATAAGGTTAATAAAAAATAGGTGGGACGAATCATCTGATTTGTTTTCTGTCGTTGAAAAAACATTCGAAAAAAATTTAAAGATTTGGAAAAATAATCCGGAATGGCTTAAAGAAATCCCGAAGAAGAGGTCAAAGGCCCGGGATAATAGAGTGTTCCTTGCAATGGAGAGTGTTATTAATACTCTTACCGGCCGGCCATCAAAACCTAACGTCATTGCTGACAAAGAAACAAAAGAAGCGAAAGTTATCGCAAATGATTTGCAAGACTTCTTTTTAACTAAATATCAAGATTTGAAGATTAAGGGGAAAATGAGGAAAGGATTAAGATGGTTGTTTCTCTCGCGATTTATATGTTTTAAAGTATTTTGGCATCAGGATAAAGACGATTTTGATTTGCGAGTTTGCGATCCGCGAAAGATAAGAGTTTCAAGAAAAGCAACGTCTATGTACGATACGAAGTTTGTTATTGAGGAAATCGATGGAACTTCTATCTCTGATTTGATTGAGAAGTTTCCAGAAAAAAAGGAAAATATTTTAAAAAAATCAGGGTATAAAGAAGAGCAACTTGTGATTGATAATCCTAAAGACACGTATAAAGAGTGTTGGATTGATGGATATGTTATTTGGGAGTATTCGGGAATTATTCTTGGTTGTGATCCTCATCCGTATTGGGATTGGGATGGAATGAAAATGAATACTCAAGAGATGATTGATTTTAGAGAAACAGAGGGAGAGAAAAGGGGAACAATAGCAAAAGATATAAAAGGAAAACAGGAAGAAAGAAAGGACATGACAGAGGGATATGAAACATATCTTTATAATTATTTTGATAATCCATTACCACCATATATTTTTGGAACTATTCTCGATATTGAAGAGGGGCCGGTTGGCACCACATCTTTAATCGAACAGGTTGAGCCATTGCAGGAAGAAATCGATAAACGAAAAAGACAAATTTCCGATAATGCGGAAATGATGAATGGAGTTTATAAAATTGATACAAAGTTTTGCAAGATTTCTAAAGCAGACGCGCAAAAAGCTAAATCAAATCCGCGCGGAATGTGGTATGGAGAAGGAGTTAAAAATGGAGTGTCAATAGAAACAGGAAAGGAATTGCCGTCTTTTGTCAAGGACGACATGGTTCACTCAACGATAGAACTTGATAATATTTTTGGAACTCAGCCTACTTTTCGCGGAGAGAAAGGCGGAACTGAGACAGCTACCGGACGATCTATTTTACGCGAACAGAGTTATAACCGGCTTGATGAATGCATAGATTTAGTCGATCAACTTCATAGAGGTATTTATGAGTGGATGTATCAGATGATTTTAGTTAAATATACGGAAAAGCGATTAATCAAAACTCTTGGCGGAGAAAAAGCAACTAGAACTTTATCTTTAATGAGAGATGAAATGATGGACGGAATTGAAGTAAAGATTATTCCCGGACAGGTTATGCCGGAAGATAGACTATTCAAAGGCGAGCGTGCCAAAGAAGAGGTTATAGCAGGAATCATTGATCCGTTAACATATTTTGAGGAAACCGGACGAGATAATCCGCTTGAAATGGCTAAAAGAGCAATAATGTATAAAATAAATCCTTTATCGATTATTGAATTAGGCGAAAAAGAGCATATCAACCTGCAACAAGCAGCCGGAACTATGCCTACTCCGGAACAGCAAAACGCGGAAAAGGCGCAACAATTATCTCAATTTACTCAACAGGCCAAGGAATTAACAGATAGTCCAGAATTTCAAAAGTTGCCGCCTGATCAGCAAGAGTTGGCTTTAAAGGAATTAAAGAATCAATTAACCAAATTATCATAACCATGCCTAAAGCACTGGAACAAGCGCTAATGAGGCGCGCGAAAGCGAAAGGATTATCTGAAAAACGTAAGAATGCGTATGTTTATGGAACAATGAGAAAGACGGGATGGGAACCAACAAAAAAAAGTCCATTAGAAAAAGCAATACATAGCAGAGCAAATAAAATGGCAAAAAAGACCAAGTAAATACCGGAACTCTTTTTAGAATAATCCGTTATTTTCAGTCAATATGCCAAAAAAATGGAAGATGAAATCTTAGATGCCGAGACGTCTGAGGAAATCAGCAATGATCAATCCACAGATAAACAGCCAAAAGACCAGCCGGATAAGGTAGATCCGCCTCAGCCCATTAAAGTCGGGGATAAAGAATATACCCCAGACCAATTAATGGAAATTGAGAAGAAGGCAACTCATTACGAGGCCTTACTACCTGATTATACTCGCAAATCTCAAAGATTAAGCGAGTTAGAAAAACAGCCCGTTGATAATAAACCTGAACCACCCCCATACGAAAAAGAAAATTGGGAGCCAAAAGATTATGAAGAGCTTCGACAAGCTATTAAAATGGCCGAAGAACGCGGAACTAACAAAGCGGTTGAGATACTCCGCGCTCAAGAGAATGCCATGAAACAAGCTGAAGAAACACTTGATAATTTTGTCTCCGAAGTTAAAAAAACAGACAAGGGATTTAGTCAAAACGATTTTGTTAATTATGCAGTAAAGCATAAATTTCCTATCCGGACAGAAGATGATCTGAAAATGGTTTATAACGCCTATAGCGAATTGCAGAAAGCAATTGAGATAGGCAAAGAGGAAGGAAGGAAGGGACGGGAAAATAGGAAAGATAAAGTTGGCGCGCCGGGAAGTCCCGGAGAGAGTGGGTCTGATTTGTCTGATGTTAGGGGGATGAGAGGGACTATTGTTGACAAGGCGAGGGCTGCTTACGATAGATTAAATAATTAAAAAAATTATGGAATTTTCAGCTGTAGTCACTTCGGTGACACGGGAGACCATAGTTCCTGCAGTTAACGATACGATTCTTACAGGGAATGTTTCTTTGTTAAGAATACTCGGTAACGCAAAACCATGGGGTTCTGGCTACCGAATGGATTTTCCTATCAAGTATCAAAAATCAACCACAGGCGGACTTGTTCCTGTTGGTGGAGAATTAAATACTGATAGAACTTCTACTCGGATTAAGATGCAATTTGAACCGCAACGTATTCATAAACCGGTTGTTATAGACGACATTGAAATAGCAGTAAACGAGGGAGACGAAAGAGTTTTAGATTTATTGGCAACCGAAATGGATTCAATTGCCCAGGATCTGACAGACGATATTGGAGATTATTTTTATCGAGGGACAGGAGCCGGTTCCGGCGCTAGTTCTTTCGATTCAATCTTGAATGCCGCAGATGATAGCACTAATTATGCTACCTATGGCGGACAATCAAGGAGCACATATACATCTATCAAAGGATATTATGTTGCTTCAGTCGGAACATTAGCCATTTCTGATTTAGCAACCGCTCATAATGCGGTTAAGATTGGCTCAGAAAAGCCGTCTTTTGCTACTACGACTGCCACTATTTGGACTGCTTATGAAGCATTGCTTCAGCCAACAGTCCGGGCCGGTTATCAGATGAATGGTTATCCGCAAGTTTCTCGAACTGGTGTTGTTCCTTCGCAACAGGCGCTAAGGGGCGATATTGGTTTCGATGCTTTGTGGTTCCGCGGCATGCCGATTGTTGATGACGAGAAATGCACTTCCCAAAAGATGTTTATGATTAATGAAAATCATTTCTTCTTTGCTGGGATGGCCATGCCTGCAAAGTTAGGGTATGAAAAGTTTAATACTTCGGATAAGAATGTTAAAGGGCCTCAAGCATTGCCGATTCCTAAAGGGTTTAATTGGTCTGGATTAATCCGTTCTAGCAATCAGCCGGCTCAAGTCGGGCATTTCTATTATGTCGGAAACTTTATGTCCGACAACCCAAGGTATCAAGGCCAATTAACAGGAATTACAGGTTAAATGATTGGTTAGGCAAAGGTCGAGTAAAATAAAACTTTTAAAACCATGAACAAACAAAAGTTACCAATCATTCTCGCTTCTGCGGCTTTGGTGTTATCTATATTCGCCGTGGTGTTAATTTATAGTCCGAGTACATCGCTTGGTTCGGTTGGCGAAAAACTAATCGAAAACTATCTGCCGTATGTTAAATACAATGAGGGAATTTATTCTGCTCTTGGAATTACTACGACAGACGCGATGACTGCGGGTGATCTTGCAGCGACTGATGACTTAACGGTTGCGGATGATTCAACACTTACCGGAGACCTAACAGTTAGCGGAGCAACTGATGTTTCTACATTCACTCAGGGCGGGGGAAGAACAGCGACAAGCACGGTTAATTCAGCGGAAACTTTATTGGCAAGTTATTTCGACACAGAAAACATAATCGAATACACGCCTAATCTTTCTGCTGTTACAGTAACTGTTCCGGCTTCATCTACTCTTTCTTCTGTCGCGCCGAATACGGGTGATGTTAGACAAGTTTGGCTGAAAAATGCTACTAGTACTTCCAATATGCATGTAACATTGGTTGCTGGAGCTGGCGAAACATTAATAAGAGGAACATCAACCCCATCAGCATTAATAGCGCCAGGTAAATATGCTGTCTTAACATTTATCAGAAAAGCGACAACTGATTTCGATATTCTGTTAAATATCTTTGACAACTAGCAAATTTATGAAAACCATTGTTAATATTTCGGGAGAAAATATCTCTGTTACCATGCCGGTTAAGAATGGCGTTCCGGAAAAATTTGATTTGCCTGCTGGCGAGAATGTTTCTTTATCAGATGACAAATTCAAATTCGCAATGAAAGAGATTAAGGGAAAGAAATAAGGGTAGGAAATAATCCGCGCTTTTCCTTAGGTTTTAGAACCTTGAAGGATGAAAGGTCGAGCGGATTAATTAAATAAAGAAAGACAATGAAATGAGACAAATTAATTTTCAGTCAATCTTTGATACGCCTACAACCAAAGAATCTAATCTAAACTCAATCGGGCAAACTCCTGATGGAAGAGTTTGGGAATATTTCAAGGCTTCTGAGGCAATCACTAAACATATGCTTTGCAGTCAACCTGCGAATACCGGCGTGACGACAGTTTCGTCAGCTGCTTCGCTAACTGACAGCGCTAAATATGTTTACATCACAGAGGCATCGGCCGGTTGGACTGTTGGCGCGTATCAAGATTATTGGGTATTGGTTTATACCGGAACGGGCGTTGGGCAAAGCGGAAAAGTAAAGGATAATTCAGCGGACACGTTGGAACTTTACCTTGAACACGCTTTTACTAGCGTTTTAGCAGTTGCTGATTCCGGGATATATCTTATTCCATCAACTCAGGTTGAAAAAACTGCGATTACAAATCGCTATACTCACGTAACAGGAGTGGCGCAAGTCACTTTTGCTTCTGCTGATTATGGATGGTTTTTGAAGCGCGGTATTGGCGGAGTATTGATGGGAGAGGCGGCAACGTTAGATAGAGGCATTTGCCCTGGTGACGACACAGAAGGCGAAGGATTGGTTATAGACGATGGAAACGATCTTTACGACGCTTTCTTGGTTGGCACTTGCGTTGCAGCTCAAGATACTGTTGATAAGGCTTGTATGGCTTTGGTTAAATTACTCTAAAGTTAAGATGGGGAGGAGGATATCCTCCTCCCCCAGAACCAATGAATAAACTAACTAACATCTTACTTATTTCTATTTCGGTTTTGAGTATTTTAACTGCTATTTCTGTTTTTACTGGTGGCAATCTTTTTGGAGCAGTCCAAAAATATGGAATGCCCGGAATTTATAATGCCACAGAACCAACCTTATCAGATGGAGATGGCACGGCATTAAACGTTGATTCAGCAGGAAACGTTAAAATGGTATATCCATTTTCTTATGCGGTTTCTTCGACAGCAACATCTACCCAGGCCAAAACAGGCGCTGGGTTTTTGCATTGCATTACGATTAATACGGATGCTGCAGGGGCAATAGAATTACGAGACGCGACAGCAAAAAGTACAGGAACTTTATTCGCTTCTATAGAAGCTTCCGCGCCGCATGGAACATATTGTTATGATGTAGCGTTTTCGAATGGACTGAATGCGTCATCGACAGCAGCAGTTGATTTTACTCTTTCCTACAGATAGCGCGTTATAGCCGGATGCTCAAGAGGGCAACTTCCCATAGCATCCGCCTAAAGGGCATTAAAGGTCGTAAACTATTAGTTTAATTAATTAAATTAGTATCAGACGTATGGAAAATAATCCAATAGAAAAAATTGCAGAGGAATCGGAACGCAAAATTATGCGCTTTACTAATATTGATAGTGAAGATTTTACCCATTCTTTTAGAGGAATTTCTATCACTATTCAAAAAGGGCATAGTTATGTAGGCCGGCTTCCCGAAGTTGATCATTTAGCTATTCATTTGGCCCGGAAGATTCTTTCTCGCGAAAAGAAAGCAAAAATGCCGGCTAATGATTCAAAGGGCGTTCAATTATTCAACGATAAAGAAATCGCTGAATTAAAACAAAAAATTCTTTCTTTTGTAGCTGAAGAACAGCCGGAACGAGTTACTGCGGAGCAGGCCAGAAAAGAAGATATCGAAAATTTAGAAAATAAATACGAGAAAAAAGAAATTCCTATTGTTACTCCGGATGATGTTACTAAAAAAGATGTTATTAAAGATTTAGAAAGCAGAGGGGTGAAAGTGGATGTTTCAAAATCAAAAGAAGAATTATTGGAGCAATTAATGGAATTAGAGTCGAAAGGAGAATAAGCAATTACCGGCAGGAGAAGTAAAATTCTCCTGCCGGTATCAAAAAAATGAAGTATAACACCAGAGAAGTTACAAATATTTTAGATGAAACATTCGTCGGTTGTTTTAACGGAACGGAAATTGTTTTTGAGATAGAACAAAAACGAGCCTTACCATCGCATATCGCCGAACATGTTGCAATACAATTAGCAACTTTAGTTTATTCAAGGAATAAAAAGAAAAAAGAAAAAAAAGCATTATCATTAGGGGAAATTAGAGATTCTATTTTAGGTCCGGAAATTAAAACAGCTACCTTGCAAAAGGAATTAACTTTAGCGGAAGAAATAAAACAGCACGAGATTTCTTATCAGAAGTTTTTGGAGAAAAAACGCCGGGAAGAAATTTTAAAGGTTGCTGAAAACGTATGATGGAATTAATCTACGAAAAATTTAAAGCAGAATTTGGACATTTGCTTAAAAAAATGGAAGTTGATTTTAATAAAGCTTGGAAAGAAGCATTGGAAGATTTGACTATTAAAAAAACCTCACTTGAATCAAAAATTTCCGAACAAGAAAAAAATAAGGAAGGACTTACGCTTGAAATTAAAAAGTTTTCTGCCGAATTACTTGATTTAAACCAGAAGACAAAGAAAGTAGAATCTAATTTAAAAGCATTGGACGAGAAATTAATCAGTATGGCGGAAGAAGTTTTGGCTGCTGAAAACGTCATTAAAGAATCTAAATTGAAAATGGATGAACTTAATAAAAAAGATGAAGAGTTACAAAATATAGAAATCGCGATTAAAGTTAAAAATGACAATCTAAGAGAAAGGGAAGCAAGAATGAAGAAAATATTCAATAAAGTAAATGAATAAATATGGCAGATGAAGTATTAAAACATGATGCTAACGCAAGAGTTGTTGGAGGAGGCGTTTCTGATGATTCCGATCAGGATGTTTTGCAATTTCGGGTAGATTCTATAACAAAAAGAATGTTGGTTGAAACAGATGATAAATCAGTAACTGCGCCAACTATTTATAATATTGCAATTACTCTAGCCGACACAGAGTATTCTCAAGCACTTCCTGACAATACTCGCAAATTTAGGATATACGCAGTAGATAATGCGAAAACTTCTTTTCATACAGATTTATTAAAACTTTATTTCTCGGCTGGAGCGACTGCTTTTATCCCTATTTTTCCAGGAAATTATCACGAGGAAAGCAAATTAAATTTGACAAGTAAAACATTATATTTTCAATCTCCGACTGGTAGCGCTTATGCAATTATAATCGTATGGACGTAAAAAAACTTACAATTATTATTTTAGCATGCGTATTTGGAATTGCCGGAATAACTCACGCGCAAAGTTTTAATTTATGGAAATTAAATTCTAATACTTTATTTCCAGTTGGAAATTGGGGAATAGGATCGGCAACAAGTCCTATTTCAAGTGGTGATTTCACCAACCTCACCACAGGCGTCCTCACCGTCTCCTCCTACGCCTCAGGCGGTTTAATCCTCGCCACCTCCACTACCCCAGACCTCCGCTTTCAATATGACACAGATACGGGGCTGGAATGGCTATCAGATAACAAAATAGGGCTTTATACAGGCAATTCTGCGAGAATGATTATAGACAACGGCGGCAACGTGGGCATAGGGACGACGAGTCCATATTCCAAACTCTCTGTCTGGGGAAATGGTTCATCAACTAACAGGCTTTTTGAATTAACCAACACTGCCTCAACAACTTTGTTGAGTATGCTGGAAAACGGGAATTTAAATATCCCTGTTTCAACGGCAACAACAACCATTGGCGGGGGATTTTCCGCGGCATCAAGTTTGTATGTTTTGCAAAATGGAAATGTGGGGATAGGGACGGCGAGTCCGGTGGGAAAACTGCACGTCTACAGTGCATCTTCAGGTGCTACGCCAAGTTCCGCCGTGGATGATTTGGTTATCGAAAACAACACTAGCGGGGGTATTTCAATACTCGCGCCCGATGCCAACAATTCGAATATAGTTTTTGGTTCTCCGTCTGATACGATAGGCGCTCAGAACTATTGGAACTACAACACTCGCTTGTATCGTATAGGCACGGCAAACGCGAGTGGTCAGTTGGTTCTTGCATCAGCGAATGACGTGGAAGCGATGCGAATAAATTCCTCCGGCAACGTCGGCATCGGGACGACAACGCCCAATTCTTTGCTCCATGTTTCAGGCACAACTCCAAAGATGTATCTTTCCGACACTTCCGCTTCAGCCAATCAAAAACACTGGTTCTTTCAATCAACAGCAGGGAGTTTGACTATTGGAACAACCACAGATGGGCTTGTTGATACCAGTTCCTATCGAGCTCTGACTATATTGAATAACGGGAATGTGGGGATTGGGACTACTTCACCCGCAACAACTCTGTCAGTCAATGGTTCTGGCTATCTTACAGGGGGATTAGGAGTGGGATTGGTTAATACATCAGCAGGAACTTTACAGACATCAGGCAACGCAACTATTGGCGGGACTTTAACTGTGAGCGGGACTACTGGAACAACTACCATAGCCACAGGACAGGGCTTTACAGTCGGCTCATCTCAATTCGTGGTTCAGCAGGGAAGCGGAAATGTGGGGATTGGGGTAGCGAGTCCGGAGGCGAAGTTGGATATTGGCGGCATAGCTCCCTACACAACTTATGGAATTATTGATTTGGGAATACATCGTGACAACGCGGTTATTTATGTTGAAGGAGGCGGCTATGGAGAAACGAACACTGCTTCGCTGGACCTTATCGGCGGTCGCGGGGATAATGATTATATAAACTTCATAAGAATAAAAGGCACTAGAACTAATTCGGTCATAAGCGGGGCTCGTCTTGATTTCTTGCCTGTTGCAAAAACTGCTGCCGGTCCAGTGGAACAAACAGCCGCGCTGTCTATTATCCATAACGGCAACGTCGGCATCGGGACGACGAGTCCGAGGGTAGCGCTGCACGTGGCAACTGACGGTTCTGGAGGATTGCCCGCTAGCGGTTCAGATATGCTCGTTGAGAGTAGCGGAATTACGATATTGAATATTTTGAGTAGCACGAGTAATGCGGCAAGTGTTTATTTTGGAGATTCTGGAAACGCCGAAATTGGTAAAATCATGTATCAGAATAATGGAGATTATATGAGGTTTGATACAAATGGTTCAGAAAGAATGAGAATCACATCCGACGGCAACGTCGGCATCGGGACGACGAGTCCAAGTGGAAAGTTAAGCATCACAGGAGCTGGCACAACGACAGGGAGAGCTTTCGTAATCGCGGATAGCAACAACGCGGAAAGGTTTACTATTTGGGATAGCGGCAACGTGGGGATTGGGGTAGCTCCGAGCAGTAGTTATGCTTTGAATTTAATCAATAGTATGAATTTATCTTCTTCAAGAAACATTGATTGGGGAGCGGGGAACGCAAGAATTGGAGAAAGCAGTTATAATTTATCTTTTTCTACTTATAACGGCGCATCCCTTGCCGAAGTTATGAGAATAACGGGCAGCGGAAATGTTGGGATTGGGACGAGTACGCCGGAAGACCAGTTTGAAATTGCCAAAACAGGCGAGAACACAGTCGGACCAATGCTGACTTTCCGCAATACTTCTGTTGGAATAAACGCGACAACTGATTATATACTGGGTGAGATTAAATTCGCCGGAAATGACAAGTTCGCGGGTGAGAACGGGGTCGGCGCGAAGATTGTCGGGTATGCAGATGACAACTGGAACGCGGATACAAATGACTATCCGGCGTATCTAGCGTTTTATACCAATCCTAACGGCGCCACTGCGATAAGCGAAAGGATGCGAATCACAAGTGGCGGCAACGTGGGGATCGGGACGACTTCGTCATCTCAAAAGTTATCCGTGCAAGGAAATGTTTTAGCAGAGGGCTATATTGATTACTCGCCTTTCTTTGAGGGAGACGCAATATCCGCTATCCGCAATATCCGTTCAGAAGAGGGCAGTAAAATTGGCGATTGGGCGGAAGTTGACCACGACACCTTGCCAGAGGGAGTTAAATTTGTTGGTGAGAATTTTACAGGCAGAGATTTAGGCAAATCAATTCAGCTAAACTTACGGGCTATACAACAATTAGACGAGAGAGTTTTGTTATTAGAAAACGCAAAAGTTGGATTTAACGGCTTGCTGGAAACTTTTGATAAAGAAAAATTAAAAGCAGAAATCAAAGCAGAAGTTAAGGAAGAAATTTTAAACGAATTAAAAGCAAGTTGGTTATTAAGATTATTACTAAAATGAGCTTTATACTAAAATCATTCATAGGCACGCTGATTATTCTATCCTTATTAATTTTATTAGGATTTTTGAAAATTGATGAAAAATCAAATAATTTACCTAAGGAATTAAGACAGATCGGCAATACTCCAAAAGGAATTATCCCAAATGATAATGATAAATTGAAGATTGAAAAATTAACAAAGAAATACGACAAAGGATTAATAGAGCCAAACGAAGTCTTTGAATATATAGACATGCTTAATAAATATGGGGATAAAGAAATCAAAGACATTAAGAACAATTTACCATATAAATTAAACGAAAATTTGAAAACAAAATAATGGAAAAATGGGAGATTACAATTGATAAACATAGAGGGTTTTGCCCAAAATGGTATGAAAATTCATACGCTTCTTATGGCAATAAAGAACAAGCAAGCGATATGAGAAACATATCTTTGATTGATCCGAGTTCGATGAAGCCCGGGCCGGGAATGGCCGAACTTACTGCAGGAGACCAGGCCGGAGCAGTAACAACATTGATTAAGGGGATTTTAAGACACGCTGTTAGTTCAAATTCTTCTTATGCTGTTGGGGGCGCTAAGCTTTATACTTTTTCCGCTACTGCCGTTACTAATGCCGGTATTTGGCCTCACGCGATTGATAAAGCAACAGTTACTGGAGAAGATGGCGAAGATGTTGCTTACTATCAAAGCAAGCTCTATTACTCTTATAATCACTCAGGAACGGCAGGGGATATGGGCCAGTATGATTTATCAACTACCTTTGACGACGATTATTTCAACGCTGCGGCAACAGGAGGCGCGGCCTTGCAAAGCGCGCCACATCAACTTATTAATGGTGGAGACGATGTTCTTTATATCACAAACGGACAATATATGGCTTATTTAGACGGAACTACCGCTAATGCTACTGCATTGGATTTTTGGACGAACGCACAAGTTTCTTCTGCTACCTGGAATTATAATCGGGTTATTGTCGCGGTTAACCGGCCCAATGTATCTGGAACGAATTTTAATCAATCAGGAATTTATAGATGGAATGGTTACGCTTCCTCTTGGGAGGGTGATCCGGCTGAAGTCAACGGCAGGATAGGCGCTCTATATACAAAAAATGGGGTTACATATACTTGGCATGAAGAATTTATTGATGGTTCATCTAGATTAGTTTTCGGAATGTTATCCGGATTGCAAATTACTCCAATAAGGACTTTTTCTGGAACTCTTCCTTTGTATTATCAAGTGGGAGAAATGAGTGATTTTATTATTTGGTTGTCTGGACAAAGATTATATGCCTTTGGGCCACTATCAAGCGAGGTAGAATCTGATTTATTTCAATTAATGTCTCCGCAATATGCTACCGGCGGTGGAATATCTTCGCCTTTTGGAGAAGTTTTAATCGCTTCTAACGCAACGACTAATTATAGTTTGGAAAAAGAGAATGGATACGCGTTAGATTCATATTATAAAACATTATTATTCGAAACTAGCAAAGAGACTAGGATAAGCAAAGTTGATGAAGTTCAGATAAATGTTAATAAATTAGCCACGGGAGCAAAAGCTGACTTAACATTGATTGACAATGCAGGAACTAGTTTATGGACTGATTCAGTCTCTTACGCGACAGATGGAGCAGTTACCAAAAAAAGATTTTTTCCAAAAGTGGCGGGAGAAAATATTCTTCTAAAAATAGATCATACTAACGGAAGCGCTACAAACCCAGTCGCCGTTAGAAATACAATAATCAAAGGCAAAAACTTCAAATGAAATCTTTTAATACACTTTATACATCATTACAGCGGAAGTCGCGCGATTCGGGAACAACCCAATTAGCTGAGTTTAAGGTTGATATGAATGCTACTCATCGTTTAGTTTTGGCATCTTTTCCGTGGCCATTTTTAGAAAAAACATCTGATATTACCACAGTGGCAAGTCAAAATTCCTATGAATTGCCAGCAACAATAAGAAACAATCAAGTCATTTCGGTTCAATACAGAGTTGATTCTTCAACTATTTACTTGCCTAAACCAATACATAATCCTGATTTTTGGGAATATTTACAAAGTTTAGCAACTTCAGCTTCGGATGTTTGTCGATATTATTATATTTATGACGAGAAAATATATCTTTGGCCGACTCCGGCAACGGCAAGTTTAACTATTCGCGTACGCGCAAGAAAGATTATCAAAGATATGACGGCAGATGATTATACAACTGGCACTATTACTACTTGGGCTAATGGAGATGATGATATTACTGGAGACAGCACAGTTTGGACGGCTGCTATGGTTGGCCGGTATATTAGAATAACTTCAGATGGATATTGGTATGAGATAGCATCGCGATCGGCAAATACAGCCATCAAAACAGTTAAGAACTTCGAAGGTACTGCTATTGCGGCCGGCTCTGAAGCATATACTATCGGTGAAATGCCTCTTATCCCTGGAGAATTTTCTGATTTATTATTATGGCGGCCTTTGGCCATTTATCTTGAAGAAGATGACGTGGCGCGCTCTGATAGATATTGGATGAGATATGACGGCGGATATGAAATGGGCCGGTCAAAGGATATCGGCGGATTACTAAAACAAATGATGGATGTTTATAGCGGAACGGCCGAGGGAGTTTATATGGATGAACTTCAACCAACAGAACCAAGTTTAGGTGATTTGTCAATAAAAAATTATGATTATAATTCAGGCGGAACATGGTAAAAAAATTATACAATCAAAAGGTTGTCTCTAATGGAAATTTCCAGGAGTTTTTGGCCGCCCACAGGTCCAATCAGGTTGAGGGATTGGAATTAAGCAATCCGATAATAAGGGGTGGAATACAAACCGAAGGATTAACTCCAAGAAGGATAGATACAACAGGGACTGATTATTTTGTTCAGCTAGGGGATAATATACAAGATGCTATTAATTTTGTTAATTCACAAGGAGGAGGAAGAATTACTTTATCTAATGGGACACATTCTCCAGGAGCAGATTTGACACTTTATTCCGGGATATATTTAGTAGGACAAAACACGCAAGATACGATTATAGATTTTGGGAGCGCGGCATATTCAATCAAAGTATGGGGATCAAATGCTTATTCAACCGGAACGGTATCAGTAACAATAGGCGGAACAGCCGTTACTGGTTCTGGCACAACTTGGACTGCCGCTATGGTTGGGAGGTCAATTTTCTTGAGTGGTTCTTGGTACCCCATTACTGCTGTTACAGATACAACTCATTTAACAATTGGATTAAATTACGCGCGCGCTACTCTTTCTGGAGCGAGTTATATGATAGCAACAACTATAGATGACGTTCAAATGGATCATTTCACAGTCCAAAATGCAACAGGTGCTGCGGTTGATATGCGGTATTCTAACTGGACTTTTGAAAAAGAAATGCAAATAATTAGTTGCGGAACTGGAATTTATTCAAATTATGCTTCCCCTCATACTATTGATACAGTCAGATGCGTTGCCTGCGGAAAAAGTTTAGATTTAAATAATACGTGGGACACAGTGGTTGAATTTTGCGGTTCTGTTATCACAACAGTAGGGGCAGGATTTAATTTTACTAATTGCTCTAACATTTCCATATTTTCAAATTATATTGCAGGTTCAGCAACAAATGGTGTTTCAGTAACGAATGGCGATAATATTAACTTTTCAGCAAATACTTCAGAAAACAATACTGCAATAGGATATGAAATGGTTTCAGGAAATACGAATATAATTTTAGTGGGAAATAACGCATCGGGAAACGGCTCAGACGGAATGAAATTTACCGCAACTTCAGATAGATGCGTAACGAGAGCAAATGTTTTAGAGGACAATGGAGGATATGGAATTAACATTGCCGCCTCAACTTGCGATAAAAACTCAATTCGAGGAAACAGATATAATAATAATACATCAGGAGAATATTCAGATAGTGGAACAGACACTGAAACAGATGTTTCGTCATTTGCTACGGAATTTACCGCAGGAGAGCATCTGAACGCAGGAGAATCATGTTATCTTAATTCATCTGGAAAAATGGTTAAAGGAGATGCGAGCACTTCGTCAATGGCTAATATATTCGTAATATCTAAAAGCAGTTTAAGCATAGACGAAAAAGGTAGTTTTCTATTAAATGGGGAAATTTCTAATTCAAGTTGGGCATGGACTGCTGGGCAATCATTATATTTACACCCTTCGCAAAGTTTAGATTTAGAATTGAGCAGTACGCAATATGCTTCTTGTGCTGATAGCGCTTCATTATCGCTTACCGGAGATTGCACGATTGAATGTAATATTAAATTAGAAAGTTTGCCGACTGCGATAACTAGTACACAAGCAATATGCGCGAAATATACGGCAGCAGGAAATCAAAGAAGTTATATGTTCGCGCTGGCATATGTAGATGCAAGCAACCAAAGATTTAATTTTACATTATCAACAGACGGAACGGATGCAAATGCGGAAGTCATACAATCTGATACTTTTGCCAATCTTTCAACTGCAACTTGGTATCATGTTTTAGTAAGATTTACCGCAGCATCTTCAACCGTTGAATTTTTCATAGATGCAACGCAATCAGGCGCGGACAAAACAGGAACGAAGACATCTATTTATAACAGCACGGCAGCTTTCTATGTTGGCGCAAGAGGTGATTTGGGAGAATCATATTTTGATGGAAAACTTAGGAATTTAAGAGTATGGAATGATATTCGGACTAATGCGGAAATAACAGAATATATGACAGCCAATCTTGTAGGGACAGAATCAAACTTACAGGCAAGTTGGAAATTTGATGGTGATTATTTAGACCAGACGGCGAATAATAATGATTTGACTGGAAGCGGTACGCCGGTATTCGCAAAAGACGTACCATATGGCTCTGGGCAATTAACATCAACATTACCGACTGCTCCAGATTCTATCCAGTTTTGCGGAGCAGCAGTGTCAGCAACTAAAATATTATTTTTACCAAGATAATTAACAATAAAACTATGGCACAAAACGATTACCAAGATAAAGTCCAACAAATAGCAAACGCCTGGGAGAATATAGGCAATACGGTATTTAGGGAAAAAGATTGGAATAAACAAAAAGCATTGGCGCAAGCATTAAGCGGAACGGGTTATTTGAATATCCCAGGTTCTGCTTTAACAGATCAAAATACCTTTAAGGCATGGGCAAATCAAGGTTTTTTGCCGTCTTTTGACATAACATCTCTTTTAACAAAATCCCGCATGGGAGTTGATGTTGGTGGTCAATATTCACAGATAAACGAAGCAATGAAGAAGTTATATCCGTCTTTACAGCAATATGCGCCGCAAATAGCCGGTCAATACGTTCCAGAGGGCATGGCTGGATTAACAGAAGCTCCCTCAGTTGCTAAGCTAAGCGGTGGCGCTGATTATACCGGCCCGCTTGTTAATGGAAAACAAATGTCGTCATCTCAATTGGCTGATTATATGGCTGGGAATATAGTTAAATCAGCTCCTGAAGCAAAACCAACATCACAGGCGGCCTTAACAGAGAAAGCTCCTACATTTCAAAATTCCATTACTGACGCTTCGGGGATAATCTACGATAAATCTACCGGCAAAATACTTTATCAACCGCCTGGAGTTGAATATAAGACGCAGACAATGGATCAAGCATATCCTGAAACTTATGGCCAAAGCGGAAATCTTTTACAAAAAGTTATTGAACAAAAAGCTTCCGGCTCAACCGCCAAAGACCAGATATTAAGCGGACTTGCTTCAGGGGCTTCTACTGCTGGCGCGGCAACATCAGCTCCGCCCTCTACAACTTACTCCGCTCCGGCAGGAAGTTATCAATCCTCGTATAAAACCATGCAGGAACAGGCGGGAATACCGCAAATGAAAACTCAGATTGGAACTTTTGACGAGGAGATTAAAAAAGCAAGCGATTTATTGGCTGATTTAGACGCGCGCATACGGCTTGGCAAATCACGCGAAGAATCGCGATTATCCCCTATGGAGCTTATCACCGGCCGCCAACAGGAATTAGAGCAAGACGCTTCTATGAACCGGAATGATTTGCTTGACTTAATTAAATCTTCGCAGACAGGCAGATCGCAGATTTTAGAAACTATGGGCCGGGAAAAGGAAGATATTTTGGCTCAACTTGGCATGCGAGAAAAAGACGAGGCCACGACAGAAAAAGAAACCGGAAAAGTTGAAGCGGACGTTGATAGAAAAAAAGAATTAATCTCTAAATATCCCCAAGCCAGCATTGGATTAAATGATACTTGGGAATTGATTAATGAGAAGCTGGCAAAAGTTGGAACAGGGGATGAAGAAAAATGGAGCGACCCCTATTCTTTAGGCGGAGACTTAGTGCAGAAAAACTTAAAAACAGGGGAAATTAGAACTGCGGTTAATGTGGCAGGAGGGGGGGGGCTATCTGATAACGATATCAAAACAGCTAATGAAAATACAATTTTTCAAGCTATGCAAACTGCTAAAAATAATCGCAAAAAAGTTGAAGGGTCTAACTGGGATAACTATCTTAATCCAGATGATTGGAAGCCATTATTTAATAATTGGGTAAATTCTGGAATGTCCGCTTTAGATTTTTTCACAAAGTTTAAAGATTATATTAACCCTGACGATATATGAAATTAATCCAAGGAACAACAGCTAAGTCGAAACCTAGTCTAATAAATTTAGGAGATTATTATAATACCTTACAGAAAAATATTGAAGCAAGAGCAAAAGCATCTAAGCTGGAATCCCAAAGAGCTGAAATAGCTAAATTAGAAGAGGAAAAACGCAAGGCAGAAAATATAAAAACTATAGCAAAGGATGCAACAAAAGGTTTATTAGAAACAGGGAAAGGAATATTACAATCTATTGGAAAAAGCATAGTTAAGCCTCTTATATCTACGGCTGAAGTTCCTTTCAATTTGGCGACATTGGGAAAGAAAACTTTTAATCCAATAAATATTCCAGGATTAGGAGAAGTTAAAACCTATCAAAGGCAGGCACAAGAAACAGCATCAGATATTGTAGAAGGAAAAAAGCCCCTTTCTTCTATTCTGGCTCCGATGGGCGAAGCAGTGCTAGATATTACTTCTTTGGCTATCGCTCCAGCAAAGGGAGTTAAGGTTTTAAAAGGAGGGAAAATAGTTCAAGGCGCATTACAGGGGGCTAAAATTGGCGGATTGTATGGAGGGGGTTATGGAGGAGTTTCAACATTAGAAACTGGGCGGCCAAAAGATATTTTGAAAGAAATTGGCAAAGGTACAATTACTGGAGTTGGCGCCGGATTAGTTTTGGGTGGAACAACCGGAATGATTGGAAAAGTTTTTGAAAGGAAGAAAACAATAATGACTCAACCAGAAGAAGCGGTAAAAATTATAGGAAAACAAAAACCATTAGTTGATTATGTTGCCACTCGGCCAGATTTAAAAATAGCCGAAGTAAAAAATCTTGGTAAAGATATAAATGGCGATAAAATTGTTTCGCGCCTAGAATGGGATTACAAGAATAAAAGAGGAGCTTTATTGGTAACCCCAAAAGTCCAAGACGAACATTTTGCGCATGAGATAGGGCATTATATTGAGAAACGAAAACCAGAAATGCCACAAATGTTTAAAGATGAAGTGGTAGCTTTATCCGGTGGGAGAAATAATCTTAATGAAGATTTTGCTTTTGCAGTTAAGGAAGTTTTAATAAATCCGACAAGTAGAGAAAAAGCCCCCAAATTAACGCAAGCTGTAGAGAATATGGGGATTAAATTAGATGAAAGCATGATACCAGATATATCTATGGCGACATTAAGAGAAGGTAATAATTTAGCTAATATTTCCGATGAATTTATTAAAATACCTAAAGGGAAAATTATAGAGAATCCACAATCAATAATAAATGTCACTAAAATATCTGATGAAGTGGTTAGTAAATTAGACTTAGGAATACGGGATGTTGTTATAACGCGCCAAGCATTAAAGCATATTGTTGAACAGAGAGGAAAAGCAGCAAAAGAGATCATAAAATCTATTCCAGAGGTTTTAAATAATCCATCTAAAATAGCTGATAATTCAGCAAAAAGAGAAAATAGTTTTCTTTTCGCCAAAATGAATGGCAGAGCCAAGGGCGTTATTTTAGAAGTAACAAAAAAACCCGAGGGAAATCAGGTTGTGAGTGCTTATTTAATAGACAAGAAAACTTATGACAAAATAGTAGATATTTCTGGGAGGCCGGACGTCCCTCCATCCACGCCAATAATTGGCGGAGCAGAATCCGAAATTTCTGCGTTTCAGAAAACTACTAATGTTGAAAGATTATCCCAAAACAAAAACATTGTCAAGAGGGGAGAACCAATTATAGAAAATATTCAAAAAAATAAATTTGGTACAATACCTCGCAAGAAGATAAAAACAGACGGCATAAATTGGAAATCAGTGAATACTTCGGAAGATACGGAAAATATTTTGAAATCAATTTATGCGGAAAATCAGCAATTTTCGAAAGTCAGACCTTCAAGAACCAATCAAGATATTATTGAGGGAGCTCGAATAGTAGGCGTTGATGTAAATAATCCACAGTCATTAGATAATCTATTAAAAAATATGCCCAATGCCAATGTTGCCCAGAAACTGAAGCAATCGATGATAGACAGCGCGAACGATTTAATGAATTATTTAAAAACGATTGATACTGGAAACCTTAATAAAGAACAACTAAATTTGGTAAAAAATAAATATTTAAGAACAGAAGCAATTGCTAAAGCATTTTCGGGATTAAGAACGGAATCATCTCATTTATTGCGAAGTATGGGAATAGAAGCGTTTGAGGGAGAGAATATGACTGATTTGGCAAGGCAATTAAAGGGAATCCTTAATGAAGCAGACGGCGATACTTTCAAATTTTTAGATAAAGCCCGTAAAATCACAACTCCCACAAAAATAGAAAAAGCCCAGGCAATTTGGTATAACTCTATTCTTTCCGGCTGGAAAACGTGGACAAGAAATATTCTAGACAATATTGGTATTTTAACTACTGAAACATTTTCAAAACTTTCCAATCCCACCACCATAAAAGAAGTACCATTTTTTGTAGCCAACCATTTAAGAGCATTGCCGGAGTCATTTGGCAAGGCATGGAATGTTTTAATCGGCAAAGAAATGGCACAGGGAAAATTTAGTTATTCAAAATCAGTAGAGCCATATTTCAAAAATAAAAAAGTTAATCTTCTTTTGACTGAAATCTCAGGGAGGGCACTGGAAGCACAAGACGTTGTATCTTCTAATAGCATTAAAGAAGCGGAAAAAGCAGTTGGCGCTTTCGCAAAACAAATGGAAAGAGCGGGCATAGACGAAAGAACCGCTATTCAATTAAATGATGCTATTTTAGAGCAATTCGCAGAAAGAAATACATTTAGGAATAAGCCATTAGGAATTTTAGGTAAAATCTCTGGGGGAGTGGGAAAAATCACAGAACAAGTAAAAGAATTAAAATTTCTTGTTCCTTTCACAAGGGTTGTCTCAAATGTTATTGATAGGAAAATTGATTATTTGCCTTTACTAAATTTGTCGCGGACTTTTGGGAAAAAATATTTAATGGAAGAAGCTAATATAATTTTGAGAAAAACTAATATTCCTCCGAGTAAATTTGATGTATTAAGACCAGTTATAATCAAGAGATTAAGGCAACAACAGTTAGGAAGATTATATTTAGGGACAATGGTGACTACAGGAGCTTACGCCTTAGCGCAAAACGATAAAATATCTGGAGATGGCCCGACTAATCTGAATGAGAAAAAGCAGCTTGAAAATACTGGTTGGAGGCCTTATTCGATCAAAATAGGCAATACTTGGGTTCCTTATCTTTACTTGGGACCATTAAGCGGAGTATTTGCCGCTGTTGGCTCTGTCCATGACGCGGTTCATTATGGAAAAGCTAAAGAAAGCGTACCGGAAAAGGTGGCAAGAGGGTTAATAGGTTTCGCGCAAGGAAATATAACGATGTCTTTTTTAAGCGGGGTTGCCGATTTATTGGATGTTTTAGGCGGGAAAGTTGATCCAGGGAAATACGCTAATCGTTTAATTGCAGGATTTATCCCAATCCCGGCAATGTACGTTCAAACCACGCAACTTTTTGATAGACGACAAATGGATACGCAAACTTTAATGGAAGCGATTAAATATAAATTAGGAATAACAAAAGACCTAACACCAAGATTGACGGCATTAGGCGAGGAGATAAGAAATGATTTAATTTATGGCATTGCGCCTTCTCAGGAGAAAGAAAATTTAGCAAAACAATTTCAGCAAAGAGGTTTTGTAGTTAATGTTCCTGCTAAGACTACAACGCTTGAAGGGGAACAAATGACGAGAGAACAACTATTTGATTATACGAGAATAAGGGGTGAATTAATTAAAGTTAATTCCCCAGCAATATTCCGGCTTGTTGATAAAGAAAAAAACATTGAAACAAAGAAAAAGATTTTTGATAAACAGATAGAGTTAATTTCGGATGAAGCGAAAGAAATATTGAAAAAGAAATATGGGATCAGAACCAAAAAGAAAGAGAAGCAAAAGGAATTGCCGTCAATTCATGTTAAAAAGTGAATTATTTGAAGAGAAATAAATGTGGTCTATGATTCTGATAAAATATTTCTATGCATCTCTGTTTGTTTTTTTCTTTCTCACAAGATAATTCTGCCCGTCTAAACGTATTCATTTCATATTCCTTGGCTTTCCGATACTCACCGAATGACCATATTAAACCATAACCAATAATAGCCAGTAGAAGTAAAATTTTAAACCAATTTTCCCGAATGAATTGCTTCATAATTTATCACAGCACCTTAAAATATTTGACCAATAGACTATAACGGCTATACTTATATTAAGTAGTTGCTTCTGTTAAGCAGGCTTAAATAAGGAAGCTTGAGCAAATCTGATTTAAAGACTCCGACGGGATTAACTTTAATCAGAACTCATGGGGTTTTCTTGGAATTACCGACGGGTTTTTTCAAGCGCTCCAAAGCTTTCTTAACAGAGGCAATGACTTTTTCAGGATTAGAGCCGTTATAGACGGCTCTTTTTATTTCCGCTAGAACTTGAGATTTTTTCGTAAATTCCTTTAATAGAAGCTTATAATCCCTCTCAAGGTCAATCATAAATATAACAAAAAATTAAATAACTAACAAACTTATGCCAAAAAAAGAATCAATAATCAAATACGGAGAAAAATTATATTGTGCCTTTGACAGAAAGGTTTTTATTCATCCATTATCTTCTCTGTCCTCGGATAGATTAAAAAGATTGGGATTTTCTTTTTTTATAAAAAAATCACCGACTAACTTATTCAAGGTGCGTCGGTGATAAAAATCTTTCGATTTTTTCTATAGCTATATTATTAAAATGTCCCTTGAATAAGTATGATTAAATTCTAATTCTTAATTAAAAATCTGTCAATACTATGCC